AGAAACAACATTAAAGTATTCAATAACATTGATAGTTGTTCACTACCATTTTCACAATTTTTACTACTAAATTTAACCTTATTATTTTCTATTAACGTAATTGTTATTTCTTTATATTTCTTCATTTTATTCCTCATTATCCATAAATATTTCTGCAATCCAAACTCCAAGCATTATTATAATCATTGAAATAATTACTATAACAGCTAATTTAATTAGCATATTTAATACCTCTTTCGTCTAAACAGGTTTTACAAAGAGGTGATTGGTATTTTGAACTACCTATTGTAATTGTTAAGTTGTCAAATATTGGAAGTGGATTAGAACAAGCGTTGCACATGTTATCCAGTTCATAAAATTGTTTATCTAGTTCTTTAATTTGTGTTTTCATTTTAACCTTACCTTTTTTGAAATTTTAACACCGTATTTAATCATATAATTTATTAAAACTCCATGATGAGCTCTAGCTTCTTTTAACGCTAAAGTTTCTCTATTATACTCACAATGGTCTATAATATTCTCTAATGTTTTTGCTATACCGTATAAAACATCTTCCAGTTTAATATCTTCTTTCATTTTGTTTTACCTATTTATTAATCGTGATAATGTATAAGCCTACTAAAAGTAACCTGTATCAACGCCATTTCAATTCTTCTATTAAAAGTATGAATACAACCACTATACAAAGTGATAAAGTCATTTTTTTTAATTACATTTATAATATAATTAGTGTTATACTTTCTTGCATTTTTATTTGTAAAAGTTACTAAATCCAACATGTCTTCAAAATATTTTCTTTTTACAGTTCCGTAATTACCTCTTTTATAAAGTTCTAATATATAACCATGACAATCTTCTATTTTCATATAATTAACCTTTATTATTCTTTTCTATATAATCCTCCAGCATAGCCTTAGCTATTATGGGAGATAGTATTTTTGAAATACAATTAAGCATAGTATCTGATAAATCTTTCTTAAGCTGTATTACTATATTAGTTGCTAGTATATCAGTTACATCTTCACTTATTGTAGGTTCACTTTTAAAATAGCTTTTTAAGTATGCCTCTATCATTTGTGTAGTGTTTTCCATAATGTTTTACCTCTTTATTTTTTTATTGTAATTTGTAATAAATCTATTAATTGAAAGATGTTTTTTCCTATATATTTTATAACGCTGCGGGTATATTTATCTTTACAAATATAATCAGGTATTTTATAAGGAGTTCCTTTCTCAATAAGTTCTGCTTGTTTATCTAAAAAATCTTTAATACTAACTCTTACACTATAAATAATCATAGCATCGAGGTCTAAGGTTCGTTTTTCTAGTAATTCAATTAATCTAGACTTAATATAAGATTTTATTAACTTTTTAAATTCTTGGTAACCATAAAATTTACCTATGAATTTATCATTAATTTCTAATTGATATTTACAATCTAAATAATCCGTTATATTAGTGAACTCTGTATACATAATTTTCTTACCTCTTTTTAAATTAATAGTTGAAGTCTGTTTTTTACAAAGAAAGGTCGCAGGATTTCCCGCTGTAACTATTAATTGTAAATTTTATTAGTTTTTAAATTAATGTTTTTGTTTTGTATTTTTAGAATACATTAGAATTTAATTGCTGTCAATAGATATTTTTAAATTATTTTGTGTTTTTTATAAAAATAATTTTTAAATGTTGGTAATGATAGTCATGATGGTAATTAAAATATAGGATTTTAGTCATGATAGTCATGATGGTAATGGTCTTCAAACCCTTTTTCCGTATGTATATATTACTATCATTACTATCATTACCTCATCATACATATATAGGAAAATATAAAATTATTATAAGGTAAAATTTTTACTATATACATGCGAGGCATTTTTTCAGTAATGTTAGTAATATGATAAAATTATCCCTTGTGAGAATTGGGATTGAAGTGCATGACTGTGGAGATTTTAGTCGGTAATGTTGGTAATGTTGGTAATTGTGGATAACTTTGTGGATAACTTTTTATTACATTAATTTAGGTATTAAAACATATTTGAATTTATATTACAACAACTTTTTTTATTTATTTTAAAAATAATTTTGGTCTGTGTATCAAACGACCTTTTTGTAATAGTAAGTTATTGATTTTCTTAGGTTTTCAATTAATAAAAATATTTTTACATTTTTAATATTTTACACTTGACATGAGTAAATTTGTATTTTATAATGAAATTACAAACAATTAATGAGGAATTTATGGAAAAGTTTATTAAATACAGAAAGAATTTAGCTTACGATGATAATTTTGTTTATTCATACAACACTAAGGTAGCGCAAATTGACTATGAAAGATGTATTTTGTGGATATTAGATTATTTCTCTGTAACTACTAGTAAGCATATTAATTATGCTGCAAAAGAATTGGACTTAAAACTAATGAACATGGAGGGTTAATATGCTAATTAACATTAAAAACATAGTTAAACTTGATAAGAACAATCGCATAGCCATTAAAGGTTTTCGTAAATATGCAAAACAAGGTGCATTAGTTTATGTTGAGGAAATTGACGAATTTACTTATAAGATATTTTTACTTAATAAAGACGAGTTGATCGGTGATAAAATAACTGAATAACGAGTTTTAACACATGTTTTACGCTTATATTTATTTTTTATAGGAAAACATACATTAAATTATAAAATAAGCGTAAAACATAGCTTAAAATCGGTTATTACAATTTTATGCTAAATTTGACAATTGAGTTATTTTGTTGTATATTACAGATTAACAATTATTAGAAATAAGTTTTAATGAGTAAAATTAATCTTTCTGAAACTCATATCAATAGTTACAAAACTAAAGATGATATTAAGTTTAAAAAAGTTTATGACGAATGGGATAGGATTAATTCCAATGCAAATAGACGTATCTTTCTTATCAATGATGATAATTATGAGAAGTTTAAAATAAGACAGGTTGAGTTAAAATTAAAAAAACAACTTGAAGATATTAGTGATATAAAACAATATGGTTATATTGGCTGTGTAGGTTTAGCTGGTAGATTTTAATGCTTAATTTCAAGTTTGAACTTTTACAACTTCAAGGTGCTATCAAAAAACAACAATTAGAGATTAAAAAATTGCAAAATGATATGCAGAAATTATTAAATTCAAAAGTTAAAGTTAGTAAGCTTGTAAAAGAACAACAAAAAGAATTTGATAAACTTCAAAAAGCTAATGAAAAATTGCGTGATGTAATATATCAAAAAGCAAAAAAGAAAGAATTATCTTGCATGCAGGAAGTTGAATTTACAGATGAGAATATTGCAGCAGTAAGAAATATGGCAATTTGTATGACTAAAGAACAAATTGCTAGACGATTTAATATGTCTCTTGCAACATATCTAAAAAGAGAAGAACAAATACCAGAACTTAAAGAAGCTTACGAATGTGGTAAGCACGAATTTATGGCAGAAGCTACTTCTAGATTAGTAGAGCATATTAGAAACAATGATACTAAAATGCTCCAATATTTTATGGACAATGGTATGAAGTTTAGGCAACAAGATCAAAATCAAGAACAGACACAAATTACTATTTCACAAGACTTTATTGATAAAAAATTGAAAATTGTTAGTGATAATTTACATAGTGAAGAAGACTACGAAAATGAAATTGCTAAAAAATATCACGATAAAATAATGTCAATTACAATCACAAAAACATCTAAAAACGAAGATGACTACCAATAATTTCAATATTTTTGAAATACAACCTTGGGAAGAAGATTTATACAAACCTTGCCAATATAAAGTTTATTATGGGGGTAGGGATTCTGGAAAATCGACAATGTTTGCTAAAGCTTTACTTAGACTTTCTTTTGAAGAAAAGTGCAATATTCTTTGTTGTAGGGAATATTTTAAAAATATAGGTAAAAGCGTATATTCTCTTTTTATGGACATTATTAGTCAAGTTCCTGAATACAAACAATTTTTTGTTTCAAAAGAAAATAAAATGTTAGGTGTTCATATTATTAATAATTTAACAGGTAGTATAATTTTATTTGATGGGCTTAGGGATATTAATGTTGATAATATAAAATCTGTACACGGAATTAAATATTTATGGATTGAAGAGGGGCATTATATATCAGCTGAAAGCTGGCGAACTGCAATCCCTAGTATTAGGATGTCGGGTTGTGAAATATGGGTTAGTATGAATCCAAAATATGAAACTGATTTTTTATATAATGAATTTATTGTAAAAGGTGAAAGCAAATATGGTAGTGATTTAATACTTAAAAAATTATCTTGGAGGCATAATTACAAACATTTATCAGTTGAAAGTTATAAAAATATTATCAAATGTCGTAATGACAATTATGAAGAATACATGCACGTTTATGAGGGTGAATGTTTAAGAAATAGTGATATACATGTATTTAAAAGAGATTTCTTTGTAATACAGGAATTTGAAGAACCACAAGGTATATTTCCATATTTTGGTTTGGATTTTGGCTGGACTGATGCAAGTGCTGGTATTAGGTGTTATATAGATGGTGAAAATCTTTATGTAACACATGAATTTAAAAAATCACACGTTAGCGTTGATTTGCTTGGTGAAGAACTCTCAAAAGTATTAAAAGATTATAAAAAGAACGGAAAATATGTAATTACGGCAGATAGTTCAAGCCCTGATATTATTGATTTGTTAAATAAGTATGGTTATCCTTGTAAACCTGCTTTTAAAGGTAAAGGATCAATTGAAGCAGGAATTACTTACATTAAAACTTTCAAAAAATGTTATGTACACCCTCGTTGTAGTGAGTTTTTAAAAGAAGTTTATAATTTGAAATACAAAACTGATAGAGCTAGCGGACAAATTAAGGATGAAATAGAAGATAAGAATAACCATCTTGTAGATAGTTGGCGGTATAGTCTTGAGGATTGTGTGAAAAATAGATACAATGTTGATTTTAAATACACTAATGTTGTTGATCATACAATTTGGGTTTAATTATGGATATAAACACACTTAGAATATTCAGTTTTTGCGGCGGTGGTACTAAGGGCTATGGCTCTAATCGTTTTATGCAAAAGTTTATTCAACAATGGGGAATACCGCAAGCTGATTTCTGGAAATACGCCGATGTTATGTGCGGAACAAGTATTGGAGCGATACTTGCTTCGGGTTATTCTTTTGGCAAAACTCCTGATTATATGGAAAGCTTTTTTTTAAATGATGCGAAAAGAGTATTTACTATCAGAACAGCGGCAGACGTAGCTTCTGGTAGCCATAATGCTAGTAGCGATTCAAACAGACCTAATCTAGCTCAAAAAGCTTTCATGTTTGCAACTAATGACGCTTTCTATAAATCTGCTTATAATGATTCAAACTATGGACATAATATATTACAACAGGTTCTAGTAGATAATTTTGGTACGAATACTTTAGCTAATCTCAAAACCCCTATTGTAATACCTGCTTATGAGGAAGATATGAGCAGATATGTTGTATTTTCTAATTTTAATGACCCAGCCTATTTTATTGGGAATAATGAAACCATAGTAAATGTTTGCCGTGCTTCCTCCGCTGCACCAGTTTATTTGCCAGCTCATAATTTTAACGGACACTATTATAGTGATGGTGGAGTATATGCTAATGACGCAATCCTAGCTGCAATTAATGTTGGTTTAAGCGTAAAACCCAACGCTACTAGAATTGTTATAGTAGATGTTGGCACTGGTATAGGAAACATGAGTTTTGATGGGGCTTCTTCAGCAAGTACTGATCTAGAACATTTAGCAGTTATAGCGTTTAAAGTCATGAATGTAGCAATGACGGGAGCTGAAGAGTGGAGTAGATATTTTTTAGATTATTTAGCTAATAGAACTACTAATTTAACCAATCAGGCAATAATAGATTTATATTATTATAAATTTCAACCAAAGTTTCCTGAAGATTTTGCTAATGAACTTGATAATAGCACGTCTGCTTGGTTTGCAAGCTTAGCTAATTTAATTGATACTCATTATTCAAACGAAAGTGATAAAATAGCCAGTATATTAACACGTCTAACAGCATGAAGTACGATCGTTTGTATAATTTTATATCCCCAGTTACAGGTAAATTGCCTATAGATAGAGGATATATATTACTTGGTGATAAAAATGGAAGGTCTTTTGCCTCACCTATTTTAATTGATGTTCGCCAAGACATAATTGATCTAAAAAGACAAATTGGTAACTTTCAGGAATTAAAAAAACTTAATCACAATAGAATATGGATAGGTGATTATTATAACGAGCCACAAGAATCATTAACTATAGGCGTTATAAACCTACCACCACTCGCTGAAGCTTTATTTCCGAATCCTGTAAGTGGATTAACTGGTGATTTTAGAATTCCAAACCCTACTTTTGACTATTTATCCCCTTTTGACTGGGTAATGTCTGGTCCATTTTTGCCCCAAATATATGCTACTAAATATGATACATTTGGTAATCCAATAGGAACTGACATCTCTTCGTCTTTAGCTATGACGCAAGTTAGAGCAGCACAAATAATGAAGCGGTTTGACAATGCTAATTTTATTGTTGGAAGTTCTACAGTAGAGTTTACATGGGAAAATCCAAAAATGTACCTTATTCCAGAATCATTAAAACAATTATATGGTCTTGGAACAACATATACTTTTAGCAAGGCACAGTCTCTTGGAAATTTACAGACAGGTCTTTTAAAAAATACAGTTAGTAATGCTACTGGTACTTTATCAACTGCTATAGCTGGAAAAGATTATGTAGATATAGCTGCTCCATTACAAGCAAACATGCAAGTTGCTCTTATTAGACCAGAATTAATACAAGAGGGAGCTGATGTTGCAAAATTACTTTCAAGAGTGGAAAGATTACCTGTTGCTAACATGTATTTAACTACAGGAAAATATTGGAAAGGTGGGGCAAATAATATTCCTATTGAGGTTGATCTTCCAACTTATGCTCCAACTAACGCTAAGTACGTTCTTAATGTTTCTAATGATAATTTACCTAATGCACAGAATTTATCCGCACTTGGTTCAGGTATTCTTAAAATAGCAACATTCGCAAACGGGATAATAAGTATAGCTTCTGGAGGTAAAAACCCTTTAAATGATGATTATGTAAGACCAGCTGATCTTGATGAAGAAATTACTTCAAGAATTGAAGCTGATACGGCTATAGAGGGAACTATAGCGGCTTTAGAAGCAGAAATACAAGCAGAAATTGCCGCCTTGGCTGGATTTACAACCTTTAGTGCATTAACACAATTACTAGTAGATGTGGGATTAGTAGCTGGTGGTACTGAATATGGAAAATACATAAGAGGACAAACCTTAAATATTAGTAATACTTGGAAATCTACTGATATTAATGACGAAGCTCATAATGCTGTAGGTAATCTTAAAATTCGTTATCCATCAGGATATAGTTCAGATGATCGCGGGCATGGTACATTATGGTTTGATTCTCATGGTAGGGATGGTAACCATTCAGCAAAACCTGGATTACGTATTTTTTCTTGGGATAGTGGAGCAGATAGTTTAGGTTTTGATTCTCCAATAGCTCCAATTCATATTGGACTTTTTGGTTATCAAAACAAATATAATATTTCGCTTATTCCTAATCCTACACCTGTATATAAAGGGTTTGTGTTTGAAATACCTGAATTTCATAATGAATCTAGCAGTGATGATTATTATAGATTTCCTAAAAATTTTGGTCTTTATGATGTAAAAAGAACAATTAGTACGCTTTTTACTCAAAAATGGGGATGGGAAAGTATCGATAAAATATTTGAATACGATTATAACAATTTTAATTTTTATAAGAAAGTAGTACTAAAAGAATACACCAATTTTGAAAAAGAAGCGGATTTTCAAAAAAATGTGAGGTTTTTAGGAACTGGAGCAATAAAAATTCCTGTGGGAAACATATCAGAAAGACCTAGTAATTCGGAACTTGGTATGTTAAGATATAACATAGAACTTTAATATTTTTAAAAGTAAAATTATGGCACAATTAACTTTACCTGTCGGTAAACAAGAATTTTATGACGGAACAGATTGGTTTGCTCTAGCTACTGAAAATTGGGTTTTAAATACTATAGGTAGT